CGGATATAGCTTCGCGTGTCTCCTTGATAGCCTTGTAGGGTTCTGGACCCCACGTAGTCATCAGCACCTCTTCTTCGCGCATCTTCGATAACTTGTGCGTCATCAGTGCCACGATTGAGTCTGACTCCCCATACTTCTGTATGAAGTCTACCCTGGCTTGACCACTACTCAAACGTATTTTACGCTTATCAACAACCGACTTGGTGCCATCACTAACTCCATCAGTCCCACGGATAATATCATCGGCAAACTTTGTGGCTAGTGTCCGTACTTCATCCTCCGATGCGTCTTCAAGTCCGTACTGTGACCTCTCCAAATGACGCACTAAGTCATCTACAAACCCAGTCTTGTCCTTCTGTATCACCAGAGAACTGTAGAACTGCGGGATGTAACCGTCTTTTATAAGGTGTGTAGGGCGTCCAAGTGCTATGTGCCTGCGCTGCATATCCTCTGTGAGGTCGTGCAGTCTACCTGCTAGCCCTCTAATCGCAGGGTCTTTGTCGCCTATAGGTGTGCGTACGCCTCCTAACTCATGCGCCAATGCGTCATTGTACTCAGGTCTGAACTTCTTCCCAGGTAACAGCACGTCGGCAGCTGACACAGTAGATTTTCCGGTAGGGTCGTCGATATCCACAAACTGTGTATCGCTCAATAGTTTGCCTACATCACTCCCTGCTACGACCCTTGCACCTTTCAAATCATTTGATAGTACTGATCCCATAGGAGCCTCAAAGTCATCAAAATCAAACAGCGCTCTCTCATGGATAGATGCGTGCATAGCGATCATAGACCGTTCAAGCCCACGATCCTCAAGCTCTCCAGTCCTCAGTTTTACAGCCACTTTATGCTTCGTAGCTACAACTACACGACGCTTGCTGTCCTCGATAACACTGGCGACCTTACGTTTTATACGTGTATTAGGTTCACCTACGACCCTTTCAGATATTTCCTGAATAAGATTCTCTATCTCAGAGCTGACCTCGGCCTTAGTGTCATCGTCAAGATTGTGCAACAATGCTCTAAGCCCTGCTACACAGGGGTCTACTGGCTTCTTCTTACCCACTGGTACACACCGGAGAATCTAAATGGTTCATCATTTCCTCTGCAAGATCGTCGAGAGACTTATGTGCTGCCTGTATCTCAGGGTCCAGGTCCATCAACGCAAATGTCTCTTCGTTCTGTTGTTTCATTGTATTTATGCTAACATTTTCTGCCGCAGCTTCGGGGTCAACCTTTGTAGCCTTGGCAGCTGCTGACCCATAGAACTCTTTTGAAGGTTTGGTCATATCTATTCTTGGAGACCTAAGCGCTTCAATCAGTTTGTGTATCGCCTGTGGGGGCGTAACTTCATCACCTACTCCAGCAGCTTGTCGAATCTCCCTGGCAATCACCTTGGCAACGTCCATTACAGTGTCACGTACAAGTTGTGATTCCGTTGGGATTATCTTATTAGTATGCAGGAACCCCATAAAATCGTCAACAAAGCTCTCAGGCGTGTCAGTCATTGTGTCGCCTATAATGAACATCGCTCTGTCAACATCATCCACAAGATGTATCTTTGTTTCAGGTAATTCCGCATCCGCAGGCCATCGCACTTTAGGGTCTACCCACTCATCAGACTTCGTAAGCAGGTGGTCATCAAATACAAACGACTTCTGGACTTGCGTCTCATTAGTCTCCTCAAGTAGTTTCGCGTGACTCTCTGATATCCTTGGAGCCTCGGGCTCGTCAAACTGCGCTTTCTCAAGAGGTACACCTTGCTTGATCTTTTCCATCTCAGTAGGTGTCAGATCATCCAAGTACTTCTTTATGTTAACAATGTCGGCGTCGGTTAAGTTAACACCTTCCAGCATCGCGGCGCGTTTCAGTATGTTCTCAGGGCTTGCCCCTTCCTGTACGTTCAACTGTTGAGCCTTGTAAATCACGTCTTTGAATTGCTCAAATGCGTCCACAGCCTCTTGCGTGAACCCTTTCTCAGGATCAGCTTTCAACTTGAATCGGGTCTTAGCTGTCTTGTACAGGTCTGTCTCTGATACGCTACGCGCAGCTTTGACTACGGACTTCCTGGCAGCGAGACCAAACAGCTCACCACCAAGCCCAAATATAGCTGCTGCCAAATAGTCTGCTCCTGTGAACTCTACGTCCTCAGCCTCGCGGGTAATCGGCGCGTCGATAAGTGCTGTAGTAGCTACTGTCTCAGCTACGCCAATACCTACCTGACCTGCCGTAGAGCTGAGAGCTGCAAAAACTGGTCCTGAAACCCCACCACCAACAGCTGCAGGTAGTAGCGCAGCTAGTGCCATCGCAGTAGGTATAGCTACGATGCTTGTAGCTGCACCGAACAACACTTCAGGTGATGTAATCATCTGAGTCATTTCAGCTACAAACTGACTCACAGGTGCTGCAACACCTTGGTCCTCTAGTCTTTGAGAATATACCTGGGCGTCGTGTAACCTGATACGCCCCATCAAATACTTTTGTGTCCTGGGCTTATCTTCGTCCCAGTCAATATTACGATTGCCTACCCACGCATCGTGTTCGTCTTTCGTAGTGATGAGTGGTGTACCATCTGAGTCACCTTTTATATTATCTATGACTTCCCAGTGAAGACTATTCTTCGCACGTCCAATCTCTTTGGCTGTAGTGAGCAGTGAATCCTCCAGCGACAATGGTGCAGGCTCAGGCTCCATATGTCTCTTGACAAGCTCTTGCTGCTGTACAAATGCCGCATCTTCCCCAGGCAGTAATTGCTCCTGCATCAATGTTAGATGGGATCTCCTACGTTCAGCCTGGAAGATATTTAGTTCTGCCACGGCTACTTCTCTTGCTGCTTCAGCATCAGATCACTAAGCAATTTTGGCCAGCGTTCAATCTTTGCCTGCTCATCCTGCTCAGACGTACCAGCTGATAACGGCATCATTCCATCCTCAGCTTGATTTAGTAACCTCTGCGACCGCTCCTTGGAGCTTACAGGTGTAATCAACTTCGTAAGCGACTCGTGTCCCAAGTTCCACTTCACAGTGGCTGCTTTTGAGCCCCCTACAAGTAAATCAGGGTGCAACTCTAATTGGCCAACCTCCGCAGGTAAAGGCCCACTTAGCCCTCGTCTAGTAGGTACAGGCAACCACGCGCCTGAAGCTGTCTGAGCTGCAAGACCTATCTGCTGTACAATTCTACCGTCCTTCAGTGCAACGCTCTCAAATGTGGGGCGTACTGATCGCCTGAACTTCTCATAGTCTGGACCTTGCGTACTGCCACCAAAATGTAACGATACGAATCGAGGGTCGGCGACTGCGCGTAACATAGGCATAGACATCGCAGATAGTAGTATCTCCCTCTCTGCCGTAGTGTCTCCAGAAGAGTCTTCCACACGGTAGTTGCTAGGGGCTACAAAAGGTCGCAACCCTGAGCCTTTCTCGTCAAGGTCGAATACCCTGTCCTGTAAAGGTGACATATCTTCCATTATGCCTCTGAGGATATCAGAATCATTAGCTGTTGGAGATTGAGCCTTACGCTTCAAAAACACTCCATACGCGATATTCTCAAACGCATTACCTGTCGCATCAGTCAAAGCATACGCCTCGTTCAACCGGCTAAAAAACTCTGGCTTTGAGTATCCAGCGACTTTGCCACTAGCGAATAGTGTCGCACCCGACGAAGGGAACACCTTTAGGAACGTTCCGAACCGCGTGTCTGCACCTTCCAGCATCTTAGTCTGTTCAGGCGTGATAGGTGTAAGCATCTCTATTTGGAAAGCTGTAGGTACATCCCGCAGTCCTACAGCGCCTGTAGTATTCAATAGTGAGAGTACGGCAGGAGACACACCTGTAGCCTTTGAAAGTTTGTCGAACGCTACAGCTTCTGGCGTATTCGCGAACCTCTCAGACAATCCAGCGTAAGATGTCAGGTCTCTACGTATCTGCAATACTGCGTCAGGATCGCCATCACGTAATTTTGTCACTCCTTCAGATATAAACTTGGCAAAGTTCTGTGTCACGTCTTCAGGTATTATAGGTTTGACGTCTTGACCCATCGTATTTGAGTAGTGAAGCACAAGATCAAGTTTTGATTCTATGCTGTTCTCAAAATCTGCTTGAGCTACAGAGTCAATCAACATCTTCCGATCTTCTATGCGCTCAGTAGGTCTCAATGTTTCGGCTACTTTCTCGGTAGCTTTCCCAATCCAAAATGATTTAGTCCCTGGGCTTGACGGGTCATCCTGACCTCTGTACTGCTTGTCCATCTCCCACGTAACACTAAAAAGTTCAGACGTCGGAGTATCTTTGACTCTCTTCTCGTGAGCGTCTAAAAATGTCAGCATCTGCTTCTTTACACCTACGTCAATACCTATCGGCTTCTCGGCAAACGCACGCATTTCAGATATCTCTGTTGGGGTAGCACCAAGTACTTTAATCATATTGTGATTGAACAATGCCATACCTGAGTAATACCGTGCAAACTCTGCGGCTTTATCCCCATCATTATTAGTTCTGAACTTCTCGTGAGCCCACGCCCATGTACCTGGGACTGGTTGAAGCTTTTTCCCTTTGTCCAGTAAAGGCTTCCCGTCTTTGTCAAGTACTATAGCGTCGTTACTAAATGGGTCTACAGACGGGTACTCCTTGGTGCTATTTGGGAATCTCATCGTGTTTCCAGGGTTCGCCCCTCTCGACATCGCCAGTAGACGCTCCTTCGCGTCGTTGTCCAACGTGTCTTCAAACGCTTTATCGGCCCCTGCAACCCTGCGGGACAATATATCCTGCAGCTTAGGGTCTTCAAACAGCCCTGCCTCCTGCAACAACTCCTGCAACTCTAGCGTAGTAGCGCTATCATTATTGTTATCTGCATCTATAATTTTCTGCTTTATTATCTTACCCATCAACTCATCGTGATAAGACCTACGCGCACGATGTAGCTGGTCAACATTCCCAATACTAGCTATTTGTGTATCTATCCAAGCCCTATGCGTTTTAGACGATCTAGCTACCAACCCTTTCAGATTTTGTACTGGGACTGCCCTAAAGTCATCAAGTATCTGCTTTTGCTTCCGTGTTCGCATCTCCCATTCAAGCGTCGTCACCTTGTTCTGTACGTCGCTGATACGGGCTCTAGTCTCTCTGGTCCTTACTATTGTAAGGTCATCAGCAGCAAGCTCGTCAAACGTGGAGTTCAACATAGCTTTGAAATCTTCAGGTATGTTAGGGTCTCCAGCGTACTTAGATTTTATAAGCGCCTTCGCATCAGCTACACGCTTCTCATACTTTCCAGGGTCTCTGTAGCTATCCGTAGAGTCCCTGATTGTCTCCAGCTGGTCCTTGATCGCTAGCGTCTCATTCGATAAGTAAACAGCTTGAGCTGTCTTATTGTACGAATCTGACAGGTCAAGGATCGCAGACGCGCTACTCTTCTCTATCTGAGGTAGCCCATCAGAATTACTTGCGTCTACTATTGCCTTACTCTTCAGTTTATCTTGAGTAGCCTTTATCTGACCAGTCTGAAGCTTCTCAGAAAATCCATTGATGGCGCGTGTAACGGGGTCTGTATCTATAAATCCCATTGTCAGCTACCTGTAGATGTTGTAAGTGTTCCAGCTTTCCTCGCTGCATTCCTCTCAGTTACAGACTTCTTGACCTTATTCACCTGGCCGTCATCAGCATTCAGCTCTTGGTCAAGCGCTGCACCTGTAGTGGCAATGTTACCTGCCCTGTCAAGCACTGAGCCTATCCCACCTAAAGCGAAGTTGATTGCCTGAGACTGCGATTCACCGACGATATTTTGCTTCTGTAACAGTGCTTCCTGGCGCACGTTGAAGAACTCCCGTTCAGCTATAATGTCTTGTATCTCTGTGTCCAGTGCGAATGACTCCATCTGAGCCTGCATCGACGCGCCTCCGGTGAAACCCGCAGCCGAGAACGTACTTGTAACACCGCCCATCTGACGGGCTAACGCTCGTCTACGGGCGTCGGACTCGTCAACAAACCTTGCAGACGCCTCTTTCAGCTGTCTGTCTACACTATCTTGGGCTAACCTTGACTGGGCTAAGGTCTCTGCTATATTTACACCTGACGAGACTACTGACGTAGCTAACGACAGGCTATCAAGTGCTATACTTGCTATTCCTTCTACGGCCATTATACCTTTACCTCCCAAACTAGATTCAGTATATTCATACTGTACGGAGCTGTGGGCTTTATACTCACTGTCGTATCTTCATTCCATCCAGACAGTAACCCTTGTGTAGCAACGCCATCGAGTGAAGGGCGTTCCTTTGGGTTATCTGTCGGATAAAGGTACTCAGGAAGTTGTTTGAATCCATTGATTGTAAGTTGTCGGGCATTCATATATCTTACACCAACGCTCACAATTCTGTATTTTCTATTGAACGATTCACCCAGTTCGTCAGCACTTCCAGGGAATACTGGCTGTAACTCCGCGTCTACTAATAAGCCTACACGAACATCACCAGCTTCAGGCAATACACCATCCGCGTATGTGACTATCTCGAAATTGCCTGACCCGTCCGGTGTCACAGGGTCTTCAGCTATCCACGGTGACCCACGGTGTACAAGTAGCTGAACCTCTTGAGCCCACTGCGCAGGGTTTGGTGTGTTCCAAGTCTGTGTGGTGATAAGTGAAGGTGACACTACAGTCGAAACAAGCGTAGCATTTACGTACCCATCTATAGAGTAACGCTCAGCCGTTGACCCTGCGCTACCGTAGAACCACTGGTACACTTGGAACTTGGACTGGTTATCCCTCCATACAAAGAAATACACCAGCCCCTTGATACTCATTACCTCCTTCACAGCTAAGCGTGCGAAAGTATTCGCTGTCCAAGCAACTTGGTCTCCAAATGCTGAACCTATCGCGAACGTAGACCCTGGGGTGTCTAGTGACTGAGCTGCGAATATTCGCCTTACGGGATCAACAGACGTAGCATCTAAGACAGCTGTGGATGTTATAGTACTTGTGATTTGCTTATGCGCTGTAGTGATGTCTACTACAAAGTATCTCCCATCTTCGTTAGAGTATCTTACTTCTGCGAGCCCTCCACTCTGAGGCGCAAATATAATGCCTCCGTCGTACTGAGTAGCATTGGTCCTTCTCTTGCTACCGAACGTCCCAATTACTCTGAACGTAAGCAAGTTACCCTCAGAGAACGCTGTACCAGGATTTGTCAGACCGTACTCCTGACTGCGCCCTCCAATAACAATCGTGTCTCCCCCCTTTACCCATATCAGCTCATTCTCATTACCTATACGCAGATCGCTGTCAAACGGTGCGTCTGTCGCTGGACCCTCGGGTACAGGCGCAGGAATAATTACGTACGGGTCATACGCTGAGGATATGACTACTCTACTAGCACTGGCGGCAGTACCAAAATCGTTGATAAACACAAAACGATTCTGGAAGAACGCCACATCTTTTGGTGAGAATGGCGTTGATACGTTTGCGCCAGTCCCTAATGGATCGCCACCTGTGAAAGCGTTAATAGCTTCGTACTTCAACCCTGCCGGAGGTCTGACTATACGTGCAGACGGTAGTGTCCAATTGCTAACTAGCACCATAGATGAATCCCCAGTCACTGTCTGTATCAGGAAGTCCTCTCCTAATAGCCTGATGATCCCTCCGTCTACAAAGTCTTTACTGAACCTAGTATTCCCTATACCTGTTACGACGTCACTACCATTTTCAACCTCAACACCTGAGCCGGACTTCTCATCATAAAAGCTAAGTACTTCAGCATTTACAAGTTCCGGTGATGTTGCGTCTGAGTACACTCTGATTGGAGGCAGCCCGTGGTTTGTTATGATTACATCGTTGTTTACTTGTACGTACCCGTACGACTGTACCGGCGTGGACGATCCTGTTGGGGTTCCATTAGAGCTAGTAACTATAAACTCAAACTCAAACTCGAAATCATCTCCAACAATCCCATTCCCCTTGATGATAGGGCTTGAAACATCATCTAAATTAATAACCCGTATACGCATTACCTTTGTGGCTGTAAAAGGGAACACAGTTTTATCCAGTACGTTTATCTGTATGACGTAATTGAACTCTTCCCTTACCCACGGGATAAATTTAGAGTCCTCAGCCATATCTCCCCACTGCCACGCAGTCCTGTCGGATGCAGCAAGACCTGTGCCTGAGAACGCGCCTGCGACGTCCCAGTCCGTTATAAGACCTCGTGTACCCCACCTGACCCTGGCTGCACCAGCTGAGTAGGGTATGAAGTTACGCATAACCTTCGCGCCTTCTTTTATCTGGTCAATATCTGTACGGTACTGTAGATCGTCGTCTAACTGTCCAGCTGCAAACGAATTTGTTTTTGTGTATCGACGGGTCATCAGAGCCTTTGCGATTCCCGACTCAACATCCTCCCGATAGCGCCTGACAGTGATACTGTTGGGCTTGTCATTGAATCTTTGTGCCTGGACCTAACCCACTGCCTGCTGGCCAGTTCGTGCTGCAGCCTGGACTTTGGCATATCCTCGTCAATAGCCATCGACACATCGGCAGATATTTGCAACGACAGTGCCTCAACAAAATACGCAGGGAACATAGACTCGTCCACATCCTCTATGTAGATAGCTATGACAGACTCTGCATTGGTGTATATCTGCGATCCAAATATCTCAAACGACGTATTGTTGTCGAGACCTAGCAGACGCAGAGACTTCGGGGGAAGGTCGTAAGCATATGTATACTCAGTCCCCCCGTACCCTCTGTCCGTGGCCTGGGCCAGTGTTGTCTCCCTAAGCGCAAATCGCCAGTTATGCTGAGATAGGGCGTTGCCCTTGATAATCTCATACATACCGTTGATTACTTCGGCAGCCAAGCTCCCTTCTGTAAAAGAAGCGATACGGGGATGCCCAAGTCGGAGCAAGGAGGAGTTAGCTATTCCCAACTTGGTTTTGGTTATAGTCATCCCCGTACCCCTTAGATTATGCTGTTAGTGCTGCTATTGTTCCTGCTGCTGCGTCGGTCACTTGGTACAGACTCATCCCACCAGACCCTAATACGAATATGGGATCGGACTCTGTGAGTTCGCTTGAGCCTGTCGTACTACCCACGTCTGCAAAGTAACCTGGTGCGTCTATATCCGCTATCGCAGCAGTGATCTCCGAATAGAACCAAATAGTAGCTCCAGCGCCTGAATACTTCGCATCACGCTGACCACTCAAAGTTTCGCTTCGAGAGTCTACTGTGCTAACTTTGAACAGTCCTGCTCTTGAAAAAGCCATTTTATATCCTTGGTAAAGACAGGACGTGGAGGTGTTTAGTCTCCACGCCCTATTCAGTTATTTACTTATATCAGCGCTACGATAGTACCTGCAGCGGCGGCAGCTGCATTAGCTACACGATACAAATTACCACCGTCCGAGCCTACGACCCACATCAGGTCACCTGCGTGCAACTCGCCCGTACCAGATGTACTGCCCACAGCTGCAAAATACGCAGCTGCGTCGATATCTCCGAGAGCTGTGCCTATCTCTGCATAGAGCCACAATGTAACCCTTTGCCCTGACGATGACGTAGTAGAGTCAGTACCAGGGACCGCGTTTACAGCCTCCGCGATACTTCCTTCAACAACTTTATTTAGACTGGTTCTTGAAAAGGCCATCTTTTTATCTCCTTAGAAATTTATTCTATGTTTCAGTACAATCGACTTGAACAATACCAGCACCTTCGATGGTGATAGCACCTAATGACATTCTGGCTCTCACCAGCGTGGCATCACGTTCGTCAATAAATGGTGTTGCGATGTCGATCTCTTTGTTGATCCCCATTCCGATAGCGTCTTCGTGTACCAAGAAGCAAGACCTGGTAGTGGACGCCAGAGGTAGGCCGTTGAAAGCTATCCAATTGACTCCCATCCAGCTGAACTTGGTAACGCCTGTAGCGTGAGGTTTGAAGTTGTTGAAATCAAACGACGTGAACTCAGGCATCGTATCACGCATATTCCGCAGCTGCTCCATACCTATGATGAATGTACGGCCACTGGCAGGTACATTAGCTTCATCAAGTGTTTGAAGTGCTGTGTAAATCTTCGGAAGCGTCAGACCAGCTGCACCTGCGGCAACAGTAGTACCTGCACCGGAGTCCAACTCGGTTACGTATGTGAGGTCATACCTTCGACCCATCGCCATACCCATACTCTTGGCATACTGACTACGGTAGTCTACATTGGTCTTCAGAAGATCGAGATCATCTACGTATTCACCAGAGTAGTAATCCTTCATCACGGCTTTGACCGTGGTGTGTGCGATGTCTTGCGTAGGAATGAGTGCGTGGCGACCTTTAGTGGTGGCTACAGATGTTCCCATCTTTTTGAAGACTGCTTCAGACGCGCCTACAACGGCGACTTCACGGGATATCCCGCGTAACTGTGGACCCATGAGCTGGTAAGAATGTTTTACCTCTGCTCTAAACTGGGTATTAAAATGGTTTGGTGCTGTAATGGACATTATAGTCTCCCTTGAAATTTAGTTGTGTTGTACTTCGCTATTTTTCAGGGTGTCCATACGGGCCTGATTGGACGACGGGCCTTGCGGGTGTCCGTCAAATTACAGTCTACTACTTCTTCAACCTGTTGTCAAACGTATCTCTGCGTGTTCCTGGCAGCTTCCTTCTGAGCCTCAAATTTATTTATAAGCTTCTCAAGCTCTTTGTGCGCTGACTCTTCGTTGTTCTGGTACGCATCCGACGCTACAACTTTATCAATCATATCCTCAGTAACTACGCTGGCTGACGATTCGTGTCCTTCAAAGACTCTACCACGCGCTGCGTCGGCTCTCATAAGGTTCTCAAGAGCTAAAACGCCTGGGGCATCCACCATCAGCTTCCTGACAATACTTTCATCCCCACCCATCTTCTCCATCGCATACGCAGATACTTGGCGCAGGCGCTGCTTGAATGAGTCATCAGATACAGAGTTCCATTTAGTCTTCAGCTTCTCAGTCTCAAGGTCTATCCTTGCCTCAACTACTGCATCCAGTCCTCCGAATTTTAGGTACGTGTCCATAACAGTCTTCACCTGATCGTTGGTCAGACCCTGCTCTTTGAACTGCGTAAACACCTCGTCAGGTATCTCTACGCCCTCCGGTATGTCTACTTCGTATTCATCAGGCGCTCCAGGTACTTTACCAGAGTACGCTTTCTCAAGCTCTCCGTGACCTTTCATAAACTTCTCAAGTGAAGCTTCCATATTCCCCTCCACCCAGTACTTCTCAGGGAATGTCTCAGGTCGCTCTTTCAGTGTAAACGGTGCAGGGGCTTCCTCTTCTGTCTCACCTGTAGGCTCCACAACAGTACCATCGCTGGCGGGTGTTTCTTGGTACAACGTTTCAGGCGCTGCTGGTGTTTCCACTACAGGCTCTACTGGCGTCTCTACTACAGGTTCCTCAATTATTGTTGCATCAGGCATCTAAAACTCCTTCAGGCTTTTGTTGGCCCAATGTGAATAGTATTGTGCGAGCCAGCTTACGCTGACCCTCTAAATTATCTTGTGTTTTTTGGTCTACCCCTGGGGACCACGTAGCTGCGAGCAGTGTACCTACCAGGTACTCTTTCAGCATCTCGCCGTCCTGTGTACTGAACAGTCGCTTGACTGCTCCGCTGTACTTATTCAGATTCTTATCCGAATGGTCCTGGGATGTCGGGCTCTTGGAACCCTGATTCTTGTCCGGCATTTTGCAATCCTCCTTGCATTTCACCTGTTAGATTCTGTGTTTCTTCTACTACTGTCTCGATCTGCTTCTTCACTTCTGCTTCGCTATTGATGACATCTCTGTCGATCTGCGTCAATTCAGCTAGCTTACGCGCTATCTTGGCCTTGTTAGGCACCATAGCACTCGCCATATCCTGACCAGCGAACTCAGTTACGAGTGTTACCCATTGTATCAAAGCCTCACTTTCCTGCAATCTCTGCGCCTGGGCCAATGACGACAAGAACACTACGTCCGTGTTCACGAAGTCAAGATTGATTGATTTGTCTATCTCACCTTGGTCCTGAAGTATCTTGACAGTCTTCTTCACGATAGGCATCAGATACTCCACCTGGAGCCTTCCATACGCTGTACCGAGCCTCTGAGCGATCAGTTTGGCTTTCATCAATACCTCAGTGGCTGTCAGCTTCGATCCCTGCGCAGGGCTGAACTGGTCCAGGAAGAACATCCTGTCGATGTCTCCACGCATTGTATTGATCTCAAACTGCGCCAGCTCTACACTAGACCCCGAAGGTAAAGGACTCAAAGTAGGATTGGCTACGTCATTAGACAGCACAGGGATAATGGCACCTGGCTCAAGCACAACAGTGCGAGGGTCAAACACTCCATCGTCTACGCCAGTGAATACACCGGCCATCTGCAGAGCTGCGTTCTTCAACGCTACACCACGTATCGCGTTCAGATATCGTACGTCTGGATACGCGAACAGTCCTGGGCCTACACCGTACTGTGAGTGATGCGGCCTGTCGAACCTGAAGACGTTGTAGTTGTTGATGTCCATCTCTTTGTCTTCAAGCAGTATCCCACCTTCAGACCCTTCAGCCGTAATCATTACGTGCTTGAACTTTGAGTCAGGGTCGATGTCGTCAGTGGGTACAGTTATCACCCACACACTCAAACGATCATCTGGCTTGTTTTCTAATAGGTCCAAGTAGCCTTTGTCGGTTACAGAGTCGATCGAGCCTGTACCTTCTGGCCCGTATTTTGCTAGTATCTCTCTGGCAGGTATCTTCTTCTTGTCAAATATATAGTCAACCTGACCTGAAGACCTGTCATCAAATGTCATAGACTCCATAGGCACAGCCTTGAACTGTATCCCACTACCGTTCTCATTGGGCTGCACCACCAGTACACCTGTGCCGATGGCGTAGTCCTGCATAGCTATCGGAGCTTCTTGGTAGTAATTCGAAGTATTGAAGTGGAAGAACAGCTTCTCATTCGCCTCTTTCAACTCATCAAGACGCGCTTCACGCTCCTCACCTTTGAACTCTGGGCCAGGTGATAGTACCGCCCAAGGCATCCACGCTGGCGTAGTGCCTGCAAGTATGAATGACGCAAATGACGCAAGCCCTGTCATACCAGTAGAGTCGTTGATGTGTCTGAACATAGGCTCGTTGCCTACGATATCCTTACGCTGTCTGTGAGGGGCTTCGTATCTCCATACATCATCCCAAGCTTCTTGCCACTGTGTATCCCTCTCAATCTCAAGCCTTTGGGCTCGGTCTAGTAGGGTTTTATTCTCATCACTAAGTGGCATCAAAACTCTCCTTTATGAGACAATTTACTTTTATATAGGCTTGTGCGCTTGACTTTCTTGTTGTTCCGGTATATGTCATTCACAAGATTTACACCCTCAAGACCCATTATCTTTGTGTCTGCGAATGTCTTAGCTGCACCAGCTTTCTTGTTTATTAGGTCATCAGCCACGCCTTTGGCCGTGAGTGGTGCAGGCTGCTTCGCGCTTATCGCAGCTTCGACATCCGCGTTCTTCGCTGCTGCTTCACGATGAGCAGCTATGCGAGCGCGGTCTTCTGCTTGTGAGCCTCCAAGGATATCGAAGAAGCTTCGCTGTGATTGAAGCTTGGCACCAGCTGAGAACAGTGTCGCCTGTTTAGCTGTGCGCCTTTCTTCCTGTGAGCTTATAGTGTCGCTAATCAACTCCGCCGCAGGCGCAGTGCGCGTAGGATTCAGTAAATCATTGAAACTCTTTGACGCTCCACCCATCTTTCCGTATCCTTCGCAGCAGTCCTTTAGGGGTCTGTACAAAAATTGAATTTATACCGATCAGTCGCTTAACAAAGTTCACACAGGTAAACGGCTCCATTAGATGATAGGATACCATATCCTCCTTCAACGGTAAAGCCGCAGCTAACTGCGTAGGCAGTCTGTACTCTACCCCAGGGTCCACCACGCACGTCCTGATCCCCATAGTGTAAGACTCTGCGTACACAGCGATCTCATCTCTATATATCACAGCAGCAACGTGCCACTTGAACAGCCACGCCCACCACCCTTCGTAGGGTACCCACATAATGACTACGTGAGGCGATATGGGTTGAAATCTGTCTTTAGTCTCCAATCTGCCCCCTTCGCTGTACGTTTTTTGAATGCTCTCTTGGCACCACCTGTCACAGCAGTCCCATCAAAGTCTACTATCAAATACTGCCCACCGTCACAGATGTGCGAGTACATATTCTTATCTGCTCTCTTCTCGTACTGTTCCTCTTTGGTCTTCATCCTGCGCCATTTGTACCCCCCTGCCAGCGCTTTCCGAAACATCTTCACTCTAGGGTCCAACAGCATCCCAGGCTGCCCGTCCTGCGTATTCATTATCATCGCTGACCTAACAGCCTCAATTCTCTTCATAGGGTCTTGAACCCTCGACGGACGTATGTTTATCCCCATACCCCTAAGTATCTCCATCGCAGTCTTCCCATCAGATTCGTTCCGCTTATTCGCAGACGGATCGCCTATCCCTATGTGGTCCCATCCACCCCATCCCTGGGCCACCAAGAAGTCAAGTATCAACGGCCCGAACTGCAGCGCACCCATCTTCCTCGGAGCCAATAACTCCGCAAGTATTCTCCACTGCCCGTTCTTCGTCCTCTGTCCAAACAGACAGCAAGGGTCCAGACCGAAGTCCATCCCGAACGCCAAAGGTAACGATGGATCAGCATCCAGCGCAACGCCTGAGACGTGCCACCTGGGATTGAAGTTCTCCGCGAACACCGGCAGGCCATCACTAAGAAAGCCCTTCTTCCCGTGAACGTGTACATCGACCCATCCGGAATCTCTCCCGTCCTTCTTCGCAGTCGCGAGCATATCAATGTAATACCCACGTCCTCCAGGTAGATTCGGAATATTCTCAGCATCCCTATCAAGACCCCCAGGCTGCTCAAACAAAGTTATCTTAGGTGGATCTTTCCCGTGAAGCTTCGCCAGTGCAAGTATCTCAGGATCTTGAGCCCCATCGAAATACTTATCGTACTGCGAGCCTTCGTCGAAGGGATTGGAATCAGCCCACAAGCCTTTCCACGTAGTCTTATCCCCACCTGGAAATCTCCCGAGCCTACCCACCATCGCGTTCATCAACTGCAAAGGTATCTCTCTGAACTCATTGAACCACGCAAAAGTTGTCTCCAACGACAGCAGCTTCTTCTGCTGGTCTGGCCTGTCCAACGCTCTGAACAGTATAGAACAGTGGACCCTGGTCCCATCAGGCAGCTCCAACATCGTAGCTCTGCCGTGAGAGTCAAGTCCCAACTCAAATTTCAAACTCTGCTGAGACCAATACATTGTCCCAACTTCGCCATCTGGCATCCAATCTAACAGTGTTTGAATCGTTGTATCCTTCAACTCTCCCGCAGTATTCCGCACAACTATACACTTTGTACGCCGTACCCCATCTCTATCCGGTGCCTGTCTCTTCGCACGTTCGTATATCTCCATCACGCACGCCACCGATTTCCCGCTGCCGTATGGACCTATGCACCCCCGCACCCTGTCATTACTCTTATGGAACCCGTAGAGTGTACGTGATGGTGTGTAGGTCTTTACGTCCCACGACTTGATCTGCTCAGGCAGTTGGGACTGTATGTACCTGTCCTTCGCGTCGTCAAGAATCGTCATACTGCAACGCTAGCCAGACGATCATAGTAAGTATAACTATAATAATGTAGACCATTACTCAAAATCCTCGTAGTCATCAGGTATATCGAACGACGGGGCTGACGTGTTCTTGAAGTTCTTAGTTGTCTCAGCTTCTATTTCGTCCGGCTCCCGCATACTTGAGTCTATCACAAAGGCTTTGGCACCACCTGACTCCGCAGCCTTTTGCTTACCTAGCCCGCCCAGGTCCATCAACCTGTCCAACGCCTGAAGCTTCATCGCTGGCGTAGTGGTCCCGTCTCTAATCATATCGTGGAGTATGTGCATATTTGTCTTGACTAACGCCCTGGCTGTGAACTTCAGCGCAAGAGCTTCGTCCTGCATACTAAACTGGTACTGCCGTACTGTATCCGTAAAGACAGGGAGCCGCTGCAAAGCTTCGTACTCTTTTGGAGTTACGTTATGTTCCTCACACACCTGCGGAGCTGGCAGTGCGTCCAGTGCAATATCCCACGCGAATGACTGCGTAAAGGGAACCGATGGCATACCAGATGGCTGTGTGTCTTCAGTCATTTTACTCCTCAGTAAAAGTGGGGCTCACCCGCAAAGGACAAACAAAACAGGGAGCCCCGTATTAGATATCTGAGTATATTGTATCACAGGGAATAAATGATTGTTAGATGTAGGAATTATGATTCTTATTATGTTACATACTTTGTGGCTGATTTTCTTTGTGACGATGTTGACTTCAGAACAATACATACATCGAACCGGCGGCACAGTGTCCGACCACACAAAGTACACAATATCAGAATGTCTCCATTGAATCCAGGTGCCCAGGTGTCCAGGTAAATAAGCGTCAAAATCAGTCAAAGGGGGTATACACCTAAAACACACAGAAACAGAGCATATAAGAATCAATAAACATGAAGCATAATATAGCAGTATAACAATGTGATTCTTATACCAATGACGCAACGAGTCAATGTAACTTTGTGTACCATTGAGAGGGCTTGGAATATGCCGATGATGCTTTGAATATGGCTACATGACAATTAACAGTAATGTTTGTGGACGTCTAAGAAAATGCCGCAAAAGTGCGTCATAATATAAACCGTTGATATTACTATATTAATACATATATTTATATGTTAAATATAATCTTGTCGATAGGAATATGCAAAAAAGCATTTTTGAGAGGGCTACGCGAGCCGCGCATACCCCCGGGGGTATATTGAAAATTGAGCCAGATACGAAGCATCAAAGATTCTTACTGCTAATCATGAATATGCAAGCTATTCATATAGAAGCTCTGAAATTAGCATATTCGCATATTCCTATCGACGAGAACTCAAAACTGACCTGTAAGCCGCATCAATACTTACGATAGCTTTTTGGTGTTTTTGCTTGCCGTCCAAACACATAACGCGTAACCGTATTCCACGCCTTTTATTTGCATAATCAAGCGCCTTGCGAAGCACTAAGCGTCAATAAGTTATACGCTAACCTATTGATTTGATTGATTATTGTTTTCAGTTTGCATTGTGGTATTGTTCCACGGTATTATTTAGGCATCAAATTACTTGATGCTAATTACTCACTTTCAAAAGGACAAAGATTATGATTATTCAAACAGTAAACGAATACGATTTCACACGTGCTTTCGAAACATCTGGCCGTTCCGATAACTTTTCATATGCAGGATTGAGGGGATTGTTTGAATACCTCGACAATCTATCAGATGATATTGGTGAAAATATCGAGCTTGATGTAATAGCAATATGCTGTGAGTATAGTGAAATGACAATTCAGGAAGTACTGGATTACTATGATCACGGACTCGATGTAGGTATAGATAATGATCAGCTAGTTGATGATGTCATGGAGTACCTGAACTATAATACAGTGGTATGCTGGTATGACGATGCAGCCACATTAGACTCTACGGTTATCTTCGCGGCATTCTAAACCAAAACCAATTCAAATCCAGCCCGGTACATTGCAAAGTGTATCGGGCATTTTGGGTGAAACCACTTAACCTTATAAAGGACAACAGAAAATGGACACAAAAGAGTTACAACAGAAAATTAAAAAGTTATCAGCAGTAGCCAACAAAAACAGAAGCTTTCCAATCTTACAGAATTATCATTTCCAACGGGTAGCGAATGCCTTCCTGATATCATCGTATGATCTTGATAGTTGCGCCCAAGTGGGCATACAAGACGATAATATTGACCCGTCAATGCCGGATAGTTTCCTACTTCCTGCAAGTGCAACAAAGCTACTCAGTAAACTTAAAGGCATAGATACTAAATTATCGTTCGAGCATACGGACGGCGTACCCAAAATAACAATAGAATCAGGAAGGCTTAAAACGACATTGAATACTGTTGATGTAAGCGAATACCCTGAATTTCCAACACCGGAAGACGCAGGCATAGCATATCAGCCAGACATAGAGCTAGGTAGCTTGTCAAACCTAACAAAGTATTGTAGCGACAATGAAGCTAGAATTGCACTCAACGGCGTATACTTTGACGGGCCGAAAGGTAGACTGGTGGCAACAGATGGGCATAGGATGGGAGTCCGTAACTTTGATGCTGGGAGTTCTGACAGTCAATTCATTATCCCTTTGGCATCAATAAAGATAGCTAACAAGCTATTTAAAAAGGGCTCAACATTGCAGCTTCAAACCTTTACACAAAAAGATGTACATCACTTTGTACTGAAAAGTGACGATGGCATGAGGCTAACGACACGTTCAACGGGTGCAGAGTACCCAAAGTATGAGCAAGTATTACCAGAAAATTTGAGTAATTATCTGGTTATAGACTCACATAAATTTGTAGCTGATATTGAGACAGTGACGGCGCTTGCAGATGATAGATTTAGTTCCGTCAAGCTTGCGATAAATGGAGGGATAAAATTGAGCCACAGCCACATAGAGCTTGGTGAGACAGAGTTACAAGTTACAGACGGTAGTGCGTGCGCAGGTAACAAGTATGAGCCAGCTGAGATTGGCTTCAATGCTAAGTACTTAGTTGATAGCTTCAAAAGTGCGGAGAAAGGCGAATTAGTTGAAATGTACTATCGAGACCATTCGACAGGCTCCAAAATAGTTTTTGAAAATGGCGATTTTGATATCGTAATGCCATTAAGACAGTAAATTCTAACTTGCCCTCAGGTCCAATGAAGTTCCTGAGGGCGTTTCGAGTAACTAATAGGATGGTAAACATTATGAGTAAACAACAATCAATCAAGTACTATGCAGCGATCTTGGTCGCAATCGATAACACGTATTGCGAGTCAAGACGCCGATCATTAGACCGGAAACGTAAGCACCTGATGGATAGAATGACCGTGCAACAGCTACGATTAGCTAGCACGATAGCTTACAAGGAGATTTTGCAATGACTGTACTAGAGAATACTAAATTCTATGAATCGGCATTGACTGATATCGACTGTGAGCTAGAACTATATGCGGAAGTCAGATCATATATGCAGATATCTAGACCTGTGGGGTCTGCGGAAGGCAGCTTTACACATATACTATATCGAGGGCGGCTTAGCTGTATTCTTGCACGTATCAAGTCAAATGACCCTACATTACTAGCAGATTTGACTACTGCAAACAGGCAAAACAAGGAGATTTTACAATGAAGACCATCAAGGGGCCAGACGGTAAAAAGTACATATCTGTAGATGATTTGTGCGAACGTATAAATTTACGAAAAGGTGAAGTAGAGTACGCATTGGATACTGAGCAGTTGAAAATCGATCCGTACTGGCTTGGGTGCCTCGACGCATACGATAACATATTGCAAAGGGATTTAGACCAATGACTATACGAATTGAATCACTACCATATGTAGATGTAACACTCGCAGAAATAACCTCCGCAGTCAATAATTGCCATCACAGTGACATAGAGACTAACGCCCTGGAGAGTGCTGTAACTCACTGGTCCTATGTGGCATCATATGGACTATTGAAGCGTACCGACGGCGACCTGTGCGCATTATGTAAGGCTTTCTATGACGCAGATAGAGATGACTGCGGAGGATGCCCATTATTTGAGAATGATTTAGGGTGTGATGAACACAACAGTCCGTGGGATAAATACCGGAAAGCCTACAGGGTATGGCGGAATTTGCCGAAGCAACGCGGCGCACCATTATGGTGGAATTTGCCGAAACATCGCAGCGCACCATTTACGATAATCTTATACGAAGTAGCTGCGCTCGAATTGTTGCGGCGTGCGGCATTTGATATGCTGGATACACTTATGGACCTGTCAGACTACGAACCAATGAGTTATAACGAATTTGTAGCTTTGATCGATTACAATGTGGCAAGGAGGCAAGCAGCATGATAGAACCATACGCACCTGAGATAGCAATGGGCTTCCTGGCAGTTGTATTTGTGGGAGCAGTCGGGTACGCAGCGCTTGGAGCGTACATTTTCCGAACATTTAGAAAGCAAGGGTCGGAATGACTAAAATATGTTGGTTTTCTGGTGGCGTGACGTCTGCAGTAGCTTGTAAACTTGTGATTGATAGGTACGGAGTTGATAAGTGCAGAGTAGTATTTATAGATACTATGAACGAAGACCCCGACACGTATAGGTTTAAGAGCCAGTGTCAAGACTGGTACGGAGTTGAAATTGAAGCTGTAAAGAACGATAAGTACACAGACATACAATCTGTGTGGCACAAGTATAACTCGTTGAATGTTGCGAAGGGAGCTATATGTTCTACAGAGCTAAAACGCAGCGTTCGTGAGAAGTTCCAAAAGGAGAATGGATTTAGCGCTCAGGTGTTTGGGTTTGATATGTCTGAAGTAAATAGAGCGAAGGCACTCAAATCTAATTACCCTAGTTCTAAACCTATTTTCCCTTTGATATACAAACTACTGTCAAAGAGAGACTGCATAGATATATTGGTGAAAGCGGGTATTGACCCTCCTGTGACGTATAGTTATGGCTTCCAAAATAATAACTGCTTTCTTACAGGGTGCGTGCAAGGAGGTATAGGGTACTGGCAGAAGATGCAGACAGAGTTCCCTGACAAGTTCGATACTATGGCAAAGTTAGAGCATACATTGACGGATAAAGCAGGGAAGCCAGTGACAATGCTCAAGGACCAGTCGAAACGGAAAGGGCTTGTGTTCTTACGTAAACATCCTGGCTTTCCTGACGTTCTTGACATATCACAGAAGAAGGGCAGACCACCTAAACCACTATTTGAGTGCAATGGTTTTTGTGGTACTAATGACCTTGAACCACGCAACACTACTGAGACGGAGATAAACTATGACTTGTCCAATACCGTATAAACCACGTATCCCCAATATCCGGTGGGTGCTAAATGGCAACAACAGATTTTGGATGGGCTTTGTGGGTACTGTTATGATGTTTACGGTTCGCAGGAACGTAGTACAGCACGAACGTGACAAAAGCGTTCTGTACTTTCAGTTGGAAGACATGCGGGAGTTCCTGGAAGACGATGATACAGCCAAAGAAGTGGCAAAATTGATACTGAAAAATTACATTGAAAATCTATACATAGGAGCAACGAAATGAAAGGGAAGGACTTATTAGACGTAGCATCCGAATTGGTCTACGGAGACAGAGCAGCACAATATGGCGACGCAGGGAAACATTTTCGCGATGTTGCCGACGCATTCTACGCACTGACTAAGACAGTTATCCAGACATCGGACATACCTCTGCTGATGGTCCTGATAAAACTCTCAAGGCAGGAGCATAAGCGTAAAGACGACAATATCATAGATGCTATGGGCTACCTGGCAATTATGGCTGATATTTCGGAGCCTAAGCAGGAGCCTGCGATGACTTGGAAGTATAGGGAGCCAGAGCCAGAGCCAGAGTTTTCCGACGCAGACAAGCTATTCGTAGCTGGGATTATCAACAAACGTAATAAGAGCGTCAGTGGTACGTGGAAATGTGCAAGATGTGGCAGCTTCACAGACGACGAGAATTGTCCTGTATGTACGATAGCTTGCCCGATATGCGGAGTAACGACGAATGTAAATAATAAGCGTTGCCTGGAGTGCGACGCACCGTTGAAAGGAGTACAGTAATGATGAAAGTAAAAAGAGACGAATTTGGTAACTACTACGTCACACACAACGACGTACAAGTGATTTCCTGGAACGACACACACGTCAGGCTGTCGTATCCTGAACCACCGGCAGAACAGACACCTGGGAACGCCTGGGACAGAAAGCTGCGGGCAAGTATCAATGAGGTAGCTTCGGACTGTAAACTTGGCTTCGTCGTAGAATCAGGCAGGCTCAAGCGTACAGTTGTGACATCTCGTGGACAGCGTGGGAGCGTACAGTTCGGCAAGACAATGAAATTCAAGTATGAGATGGTGTGATATGAGTAAACGAAGCAATGCAGCGTGGGAAGGGCAGCAAAGACTGATAGATGATTATGCGAAAGACATATCCAAATTCTTTCGGAAGAACAAGCGATTGGAGGCAGAAAACGATTGCATGGAGAATGCTTTACACCAGTTACGGCAATGGTCTAAGGCATACCCAATTGATATATTTCCAGAGCCAGATTTTAAAAAGGCGCACAAAGTTTTAACCGACAATGGTATATCACTGGCGGCTATCAGTGCGGCAAATATGAGGCATGTTATAACAGGAGTAATCAAAATAATAGATGCAGCTATCCCACAAATACCAGAGGGGGAGTGATGGAATTAGATCAAACTATTTTTAAGGGCTTGCGGCAATCAATAGTAGTGGCTTGCGTAGATTATGATGGCTTGTTGAAATTTGGGGATTCCGCATGTATTAGATATACATGGGCGTCTGAAAGGTGGCGAGGCGCTAATTGGCTAAAGGAAATCCCAAACACGCAATATGAACCGCTTACACGTATAACACGGAAACTACCAAAGGGGATAGAAACAAGCAAAGATAATCAACTAACAACACAACCAAAGGGGGAGTAATGGCCAATCAACACGCAAGCAAAGACGAATATTACTTGTCAAAAATAAGAGAGTTAAGAGCAGAACTAGCAGCCCTGAAAGAATGGAGCAATCCGGTGAACGACCCGCCGGAGGATGGGCAGCTAATTAATTATTATTGGGTGACATACAACGGGTCACGAGGCTCTAGCACAGGCTTCGCGGGGTCAGGTGTGGATATGAAGACTGTAAAAGGTTGGCAACCATTTCCACAACTACCAGAGGGGGAGGAGTGAAATCACCAAAAGTCATAGTCATTGATATTGAGACAGAATCTGACATAGACGGAGGCGCACTGATGCCCTGGCGCGATGATTTCAGAATCAAATCGTTCGGTATTGGTACAGGGTCCAAGCAAAAAGCTGTTCGGCACCCATCAGCGCACCAGATAACTAGGGCGCTCAAGCAGATAATCAGACAAGACGCATATGTAGGTGGGTGGAACCTCCGGTTTGATTTCGGCGTGATGTTCGCAATGGGCGTGGACCCTGCGGTTCTGTGGCAACTGAAGCCACTGGACGGTATGCTGCTGTGGAAACGCACGACCTGGATGCACAGAGCCTATGAGAAGGAGTTCTTCGATAAGGGTAATCAGCTGCTGTCTTATGGGCTCAAGCGTTACGTCGCTGAACACTGGCCTGACTACGCAGACTACGCAGACCTGGGGTTTGACTCGATCAAGTACCTAAAGTACGATGTCAAGTTCACAGCTCAGGCGATATCTAACGAAATGAAGAAGCTGCCAGAGTATGAGTGGCGTTCATTTGAGCAGGAGTGTCAGAGTATCACACCACTGGCAGAGTCCTGGGTACGTGGGATGTTGATAGATAAATTCTCACTTGATGCGCTTAGGAAGGATAAAACTAAGCAGCTAAATTCACAGTTGGCAAAGGTCAACGTCACGAAGGACGTACTCACAAGTCCCAAGAAGCTCGGAGAATTACTGTTCGACGAGTGGGGACTGGTGTCTACAGTCAAGACCAAAGGTGGTGCCAGGTCCACAGCCAAAGGAGTTCTGCTTCACCTGGCACTGGATGATGAGCGTGCGAGGCACTTACAACTTGCCAAGGCAGCGAGTACAACGCTCTCTAAGTTTGCTAAGGGTACGGAGGAGGCTATGGAGTTCAACGATAGCGACTACGTTTACCCTTGTCCCAGGCTCGCAGGTACGTACACTGGTAGACTCACGTACAACAGTAAGACGCTGAAGTATCCCACAGGCGTAGCGCTGCACCAATGGCAGTCGGACCCGTTGGTACGCGCACTGTTTGAATGTCCAGAGGGCTACAGCCTCCTTGAAGCTGATGCTTCAGGTCAGGAGATGCGTATTATGGCTGATGCTAGTGACGATGAGACTATGATTGATATGTTCAACACTGGCAAAGACGGTCACTCGTTGACTGGTGCCAGGCTCTCACGGATACCGTACAGGGAGATTGTCGAGCATAAAGAGGGTAAGCACAAAAATATAAGGAAAGCTGGCAAGCTGTGTAATCTCAGTCTCCAGTTCCGCACTTCACCGGCGACGTTCCGAGAACGTGCATTCGTACAACACGGGATGGTGATGACAGAGGGCGAAGCTCGGCATAATATCAGGGCTTATCATAGTTTATTCCCTGGTGTCAAGCAGTTCCACAAAGACGCGATTGCAGAAGGTAGGAGAATGGGGTACGCTATAACTCGTGGCGGTCGCAAAGTGCGGCTAGAAAATTACAACAGGAGCAGAAAATGGCGGTTAGATTCTACAGCTATCAATTTCCCTATTCAGGGGACTGGTGCTGATATGAGACACGCAGCACTGAGTCAGCTCAGGCATATGATGGTGTCAGGACTTATCAAATTCGCGTGGGATCTCCACGACGGGCTGTTCTTCTACGTACCTACCGAGCAAGCAGAAGACATAGCTTTGGACATTCGCAGCCAGCTGAACAAAATAGATTACGGACAATGGGGGTGGACCCCTGCTGTTCCACTAACTTGGGACGTGGCCATCGGTCCATCCTGGGACAAACTTGAGGAGGTAGTATGAAAGCACACGAATTAGCAATGTTACTTATGACACACAAAAACGCAGAGGTTGACATCGCGGTATGCCCACACGGACAACCAAGACTGTTATCATTCGCAAACACAGTGCAGGACGGTGTACTGTTCAAAGAGCCTGAGAACAAAATCATAGCCATAAATGGTAGCAACAGGGACCACGGCTCGTGGTTGATATGTGGCCAAGAGGCTCCTGTTGTGCCAGTGGTAGATGATAAGGAGACAAATTGATGCACAACTTCAACAGTAACACGGAGAACAAAGCTGAATGGCTAACCCCGCCATACGTAGTAGAAGCGCTTGGGGAGTTTGACCTTGACCCTTGCGCACCTGAAGAACATAAAGCTCCTTGGTCACTAGCTGCTCACAACTTTAGTGTAGCTGATGACGGTTTGCACCAACGTTGGGAGGGTAGAGTATGGTGCAACCCTCCTTACGGGAGAGAGACGTTCAAATGGCTATCAAAGTTGAGCCGACACGGTAATGGCATAGCACTTATTTTCGCAAGGACAGAGACGAAAGGGTTCCACGAAGTTGTATTCAAGCAAGCCGATGCAGTATTCTTTTTTGAGGGTAGACTCAAATTCTACCACGTTGATGGCACCCAAGGAGATAGTGCTAATGCACCATCGTGCTTAGTAGCTTACGGTAGGCCCAACGTAGACTCAATAGAACATTCAAACCTAAAAGGTCATTTGGTGAGAATATGATGAATCAACCAGCGTGGTCTTGGTCCACATACGAAAAATCAACAATGTGCTGGAGACAGCTGTGGTACGTCAAGCACGCGCCAAATGGCGTCAAAGTCAAGGATGACTACAGTGGTGCAGCTGCTGAAGAGGGTACGAGAGTCCACGAAATGTTTGAGATGCGCGTTAAATGTATGCGCCCAATCCCACGGGACTATCTGAAATCTAGTTCAGCAGAGCTGTACGACAAGCACGAGAAGTTCTTCAAGGCTATTGATAAGATACGACAGCAGAAGAAGGGCAAGATACTGCCAGAATGTGATCTAACCTTTCGGCAGGACTGGTCAGAGACTCACTGGAAGGACTACAACAACGCGTGGCTGCGTGCTGGTGTTGACCTGCTCATTATGTCAGACACTCACGCCATTGTGTGGGACTACAAAAACGGTAGCTCCAGGTGGGTTGAGGATATGCAGCTGAAGCTTTACGCCCTGGCAATCTTCAAAAAGTGGCCCAAGATACAGTCAGTCAAGGCAGGGTTCTACTGGGTACAGACTGGTGGCAGGGATATGATCACTGTTGACAGATCTGAAATGAAAGCCATTGAGCAGTTCTTCCACGACGACTTTCTTGACGAGCGTGACGAGTACCTTGCAGAGTATGAAGGACGACCCTGGCCCGCGACTGCGAAGCAAGACTGGGTGTGTAAGAATTGCCCTGCGAAGGACAAGTGTGAGGATAAGATATGACCTGCGGGCATTGTAAAGTTGTTCATCCTTTAGATGATCGGATAGAAGAACTGAAGCAACAGCTGTACGGCATTACTACTAACCCTTGTTTTTACTACAACTTGGATATGTATAAAGACGCAGCTAATGTACACAAAATGTATAAGCTACTGATAAAGGAGCGCCAACAAAGCATAGAAGCCGAGAGCTTCGGCATCCACGAAGTAAGTATGCAGATGCCAATGGTGTTTA